TCCCGCCTGCAGGTATCGTTGCTGATATTTTGTACTTTCTGATGTTTCCCATTTTGTTTCTCCTTATTTAATTATTTTAAGTCCGAAGACTTCTTGTTTTTCTCCAATAAAAAAACAAGAAAAAAAATAAAAAATAAAAATTTATTTAGTTTCTGCTTCTAAAGCAACTTGTTCTTCGTAGTCTTTCTGGTCTGTGAATGCGCTTGGTCCTAACTCCTTAGCTGTCTTTGGCTTAGAAACTTTCTTTGATTCAGATTTTTTCTTTGCCATTTTAACAGTTAATTAATGCTCCACCATTAGCGTCCATCACATAATTCCCACATCCACCTGTTACATCAGTTATTGATGTACCCCAAGTTCCACATAAATAGTTTCTTGCTAACATCAAAGTTCCTGCTGTTGGTGTTCCTGCAAATTCAATTCCTACTGCATCTGTAATTCCACAAAGATAATTGTCAACTATACAAGTATATCCTCTATCTCCTGCATTATTTACAACATATATTCCTGTAGTGCTTGTTGGGACAAATATAGTATTTCTTCTATAAGTATCTCTTGTTCCATTACAGTGAATCGCTGCTGTAGCCATTGACATCATGTAGCAATCTTCTACTACTAAACAAACTGTATCAACTGTTTGATTATATCCTGTGATTCCATAAGTACATGCACCATATCCATCAAAATTACAATCATGTATATGTGTTTCATAAACTGCTCCTACTGTCGCTGATCCAATTTCAATTGTTGGATATGCTCCTCTCTGAGACAAATACACATTACCAATTTCAACTCTATTTACTACAATTCTAAACATCGCTGCTGTACCTGTACATTTAAGTGCAGATACTTGATGTGCTGTAGATGATGCTGCCCCAAATATTCTCAATCCTTCATTATTAATTTCAATCCCTGCGGGATCAATTGTCTGAATTGAATTAGGTGCAAGCAAAATTGTGTCAAAATCTCCTGCTGCAGTAACTGCCTCTTGTAATGTCAAGAATGCTTCTGCCCAAGTTTCTCCGTTTCCTGATGCTGCTGGTCCTGTCTTACCAGAATCAACATACCAAATCTGAGTATTTTTCTTAACAAAAGCAAACCCTGCTCCTGCAGTTCCTTGTGAAAAACTAATATTACCAGAATAGTTTCTATCTCCAGTATAATTTCCTGTTATTGGTCCGTCTCTTCCCATTTTATGTTAAAAGACAGATTAGAAAGCAAATATTACAAGTGTTCCACCCTTTGTATTTGCTGCAGAACCAACTGATGTAAATGTAAGTACTCCTGAATCTACTTCTGTTGTTCCCAATTGTGTTCCTTCTGCTCCGCAAGGAACTGTAATACTTCCTGCTGTTGTTTCAACAAAACCAAGAACTCCTGCACATTCATTAGCACCATAATCTTTTAGATCTACAACCAATAAGTCTGTTCCCCAGACAAATGTTGCTGGAACTCTAACTTGTAACATTTTTACTCCTTGAGCTGGCACTATGTCCTTCACTACTACTCCTGTTGTTGTTCCGTCTGTAAATGTTTCTGTCATATTTTTACCTCCATTTGTTATTTAGTTTTATTTTAAAGAGTTTTCTTCTCTTTCCTTAATTAAAAGGATTTGGTTTGTGCGTAAACCACGCGACAGGATTTTACGAGTCCTGCGCTCCACTTTTTTTGCTTAGAAAAAAAGATTAAAAAGTATAAAATAAAATAAAAAATTTATAGTATATCGTCGATAAAACTATTAAATGCTGTATTTCGCATTATAAGACATTCGTAGATCTTAAGCATAAACTTATTTGAATCATTTGTTTTACCAAATTCTTCGTAAGTCATATCTAAAAGAACTCTCATCTCAATAAAATCTGTATCTAAAAAGTATATTTGTTTTGCACCAGACGTGTCTGATAAAAACCTACTGAAAATAACTGGTATTTTACCTGCCATTGTTTCAAGCACTATACTTGGTGATATTCCGAATGGTAAACTTCCAGACGCCATGTCTGCTGGATTATATCGATATGTGTCAATGATCAGCTTTCTGATATCTTTTACAACACTTGGACTAGCAACACCTAATTTAGGTCTTCCTCCATCCTGGATTGCGTATAATACCGCTGTTTCAATGTCATCATATGTCAATGCAGCCCCATCTAAATCAACAACATTTGTTGTATCCTGTAATTTTACAATTCCAGAAAACTCTGTTGAAGTTGTAGTCGCGTCACCGTTTATAATAAGATCTTCTTCTAGTTCCCTAATCTCTCTAGCCTTGATTAACACTTCTTGCTGTTTTGCATTTGGTGCACCAACATTCGAAAATGTTGAATTCCCTAAGCCTCCGCCTTGTGGTTGGAAACCTTCTAACATATAACTTGGCATTGCAGCTTGTGCTTGACCAGTTACCCTTCCAACAGCATATAAGAATTTAATCGCAGTACTTGCTCGATCATAAGTTGTTTTTGTTTCAGCTAATGCAGAATCTTCTGCAGCAGTAAAACCTCCACCTTTTGCAGTTATACTATTATAATCTGCATACATACCTTGATTAGCAACTCTTGGAATTAATTCAACTAGTGGTGTTTCTTTCCTTGTTTGATCAACAATTCTTGGATCAACATAAACTGGGATCATTGCATATCCTGCAGTTCCTTCCCCGCCTGCTGTTGAACTCAATGCTTTCATACGTGCGATTCCTGATTTTAGAGTTTCATTTAACTCTGCTCTCATATCTGCACCTGAAATTGGATCAACATACCTAGTCTTATTTTTCAAAGCTCCGAACGAATGGCTATAAGCACTCTTAACATCGACACCTGTCAATAATTGTGTTCCTTTTTCTCCCATTTAAGCTATTAAGTCTAGAGGATCTTTTGACTTTTCTTCTACGAAATCCTTAGATTTGTCTTGCTGTTCAACTTTGCTTTTATGCATTGGTTTCTTTAATACTGCTTTCATCTCTGACAAGTCTTTTGCTTGCGCATCAACTTTTTTGTTCAAAGATTTAACCTCAGCTCTTAAAGATTTTACTTCTGCATCTTCAGCTTCTTCTTCTTCATCATCATCTGACTCAGATTCCTCTTCGTCTTTTGCTTCAGTTTCTGTTTCAGCTTCTTCAGTTTCAGTTTCTTCAGTTTCCTCTTCAGATTCTGTAGTTTCTGTAGTTTCTTTTTCCTCTTCTGACATATTTTTAACCTCCTTTAATTTAATTGTATCATTTGCATGACTATTAGATTTCTTCTTCACTTTCTTTTTTTTCTTTTTCTTTTTTTCTTTACTTTCTTCTTCACTTTCTTCTTTTCCTGATCCATCAGCTTGTCCGTTTCCTGGACCATCTCCTCTTCCATGTGGACCTGTTCCATCTGCAGTATGTCCTCCTGGACCTTTGGCTTTATCTTCTTGTTCTTCTAAGAATTTTAATGATTTAGCAAAAACATTTGTCATTTTTGCTTCAGTATTTACTGGATTTCCTGTGAATGCAACATTCAATAAATTAATTTTGTCTAACCTTCTTACTTCCTGTCCATTCTTTTCTTGAACTGCTGATTTAACTGGAATATATGCTATAGAAAATGCATCTAAGAATCCATCCTGCAAACTTCCTTTCACCTCGTCAAATCTTTGTGAATGAGTATTTAACATTGCCCTAACTTTTAATCCTTTTTTATCCATTAAAAAATCATCAACTTTTGCAACTGGAATAATTGTTTTATTAATTTCTAAATCCATCTCACTTTTTCCTCTAAAACTTTCATGCTCAACATCAAACTTTATGTTTCGTGTTTTCATCTGCTCGGCCATATCCATTAAACAATTTTTTGTGACAACATCATTAACCAAATCTAAATCAGAAGTAGATATATATCCCTCGACAAAAAAGTCTTTTCCCTCACTTTTTAACTCTAAATTTTCAGAGCTGAATATAAAACTTGCATTTTCCATAATTAACATTATATTATAATATATTTAAAGATTGTTGCTCAATCAAATAATCTTTAATTTAAATTAAATCTAATTCTTCAGATAATTTTTTATAATTCAAATTAATTTTTTGATTTATTTCTTCTTTCACTTCTTTTGCAGATAAATAAAGAACACCAGATCTACAATTCACATGTGATGGAGGGCATGGTCCTTCCCATCCAGATGATTTATCTTCAAAGTTTTCATTGATTCCAACTATTTGTCCATCTAATCTTTTACATAATGAACTTGTTCGACTATCAAAATATGTGCTCCATTTTTTCTTTAAATCATCTCCACTATATTTGAATGCTTGCAACTTCCCTTGATTTTCTGCTCTATTTGTTTCTGTACGCGCAATCATTTCAGCTCTGTTTTCTCCAACATCAAAAACCTTACTAACCCTATCTTTTATTTTTGTTACTCCTTCGCCGGCCATTATTCCTCTCTCTAATTCTTGCCTTAAGTCTTGCACAATCTCGTCAGTCATTCCTTTAATATTATTAAAAGTGTAATCTTGAATAAAAGTAATTGCTCCCTGGTTCATCATCAAATTTCTGTTTAGTTGTTTTTCTGCCGAATCGTGTCCACCTTCAAAATTAATTTTAATAATTAAATCACTTATTGCTTTGATTCCTTTAAATGTCAATAAACTCTTTATTGTTTTGATTATTCCATCAATCGATTTGATTTCCTTAAGGGTGTTTGTTCCGGCTTCTTTGTCAATTATTGCTTTAATCTTTCTCTCATTCTGTTTCAATAAATAAACAATTGATTTTCTTAACCTCTCATCATCCATTACTTCATTTGGCCCTAAGATTAAGGGATTGCTTTCCCACGCCTTCTGTTCTACTCCATCGCAATATCCACTTATTGTTTCCTCATCTCCACAAGTTAAACATCTTGGATGGCCGTTCTTATGATTCCACTCTGCTGGTTTAAATTTATGTCTCTTCGATGCTTCTGGTTTTTTCTTATTCTCCTTTATCTTTTCTGTTTCTTCTTCATAAGTGATCTTTGATTTCTTCTCTCCAGCCATTCTATCCTTATCTGTTTTGTTTTTCTTTTTTTCATTTGCCTCTTCTTGCCCAGCAGATCCTTCAAGATTATTTGGAGCATATTTGCTTTGCATCTCTAGCATTTCTTCTTGGTTTTGTTTTTCTCCCCATTCGACTTCATCTAGTCCTTCTTCTAATCTAATCTCATTAATTGATTTCCAACCACCTTCTAATTGCTCTTTGTAAAGTGCTGCTTTCTTTGATTCCTCGTCGACATCAAACATTAAAAACTTAAATTCTACATCATCAAATTCAAACTCACTAATTATTTCTTGGTTATGTCTGTATTCCTCTAATCTTAAAATTGGGTTGATTGATCTCTTTTTGAAAACATTCGATTGCACTATTTGATTTGCCAATCCTTTTGCATCTTCTGTATAACCTAGTTCTGTTGCAGTAACTCCGAAACATGCCCACACTAATTTTGCCCACCACTTTTGTCCTTCTAATAATTCTAATTCTGCATTTGTTAATTGAAATCTTGTAAATACTGGAACTTTTCCAACGATTGGAAGAGTATGGAATTTCTTCTTCCAATTTCCTGCTGAATCTTTTTCTCTTTGTTGTTCTACCCACTGCTCTTTAAATGCTTTGATATCTTCTGCATCTGATCCATCTAAACCTATCACTCCTTTTGGAATTTCATTATCATTAAAATATTCTAAATTATGTTCAATTGCATAAATTAAAGTTTGAATTGTTTCTGCAAGATTCTGTATTGGTGATCTCCCATAGATTGAATCTGTTCGTGGGTTTCTTTCAAACCACACAAGTTCTTTTCTTCCGAATGGAACTGGTTTGGCACCACTGATCCAACCATATTGAAAATAAGCAGTTTTCTCTCTTGCATCTGCTGAAGTAATAAACCCGGGATCTCCAACTGCTGAGATTGGTGTCCTCTTGTCTGGCATAATTTCTCCAATAATTAGATCTTCTCTTTCAGTAAACATTCCATAAATATCTGGATTCTTTGTAAAAGTCGCACCATCTCTTGCAACCATCTCGACCATTTCTCCCTTCATATTAAAAACTTTATTGATAACTCCCGAGTCAACTTCTAAAATATCCCGAATATATTTTCTTCTTAACTCCTCAAAACTTTCTTTATTTGTATTTGGATTATTATAAAAATTTAAAACTTGCTCTTTGTGTTCCTCAAATGTTTTAGAATCTTCTTTTCCTTCCACTGGTACAATGTCCCATTTAACTGCGCAAACATTATCTAAGATTGTACTAATGCACATTTCTACATACGGCATCGCTGCTAATCTTCTAATTGTAACTAAGTCAACATATCTTGGATAACCAAACGGAGGCTTATAAAGAAATTTAGGAATATATGCTTTGTGCAAACCATTTCTAGTTGCTTCAGTAATTGCTGCAACTTTGGGCACTGCCTTCTTTCCCTTAAATAAATCAAAGATTCCCATGAGTGTGAATTGAATGAATACCTTAATTAATTCTTAAGGATATTTAAATATTGTTGTTTGCCTAACTTTTCTTTTCTTCTAAGAATCGCAATTTTTTTAATATCAATTCTAGTCTTCTCCTTATTACACTTTAAACACAATGTCTGCAAATTGTTTAAATCAAATTCTTCTCCTCCTAGTGCAATCGGATTTATATGATCTACAATAAGATTATTCTTTACTTCTTCTCTCTCAAAAAAATATTCTCTAATTTTTCCTTTTTTAAAATATAAATCATGATCAAATGTTTTTCTTTTAACTTTTACATTTATCTCTTTTCGATTATCTCCACATTTTAAACAACTATAATTATCTCTCTTTAATGCTCTCTCCCTGAAAGATTGCCAAGTTATTAGCCCATACTTTTTATAAAACTTATTAGAACATTTCTTTGAACAACATCTCCAATCAATTCTTCGTTTCCATTCAGATTTTGGTTTTCCACAATTGGGACATTTGTTTTCTTCCATCCATTTTCTTCCCTGGTCAGAAATAATAAACTCTTGGCCTTTTCTTTTTTTAACCATCTAATTGTTTCCTTCTTTGGGCTGGACTAAGCGCAACATCTCCCTTCTCAATTGATTTTTCTAATTCTTTTTTATTGTCGATTTCTTCCTTATTTAATTCTTTTTTAGACTTTTCTATTTTTGGTCTTGGCTTAACAAACGAAAAAGCCATCGGAGTCTTTAATTCATAAACCATCCGCATCATTAACATATCTCCGACATCAGTTGATCTACCTAAACTTAATTTTATTTCTTCTTTTGTCAATACTTTCATTGGTGCATCTTTTCCTGGATCCTTTTGTTTGATTTGTTCTAAGTCCTCAATTAAAAGATTCTTTGCATCCATTGAAATCCCTGGATAAATCCCGATCATTCCATTGTTTACATAATTTGCTAACTCGAACCAACACTGACTTTTCAGATTACTATAATTATGGATTGTCTTTTCCATCTCTGTTTCTTTCTTCTTTGTGATTGGTCTTGCGTTTGCTACGAATCCCTTTACACCTTTTAAGTTGTTAACTGCTCCGAATCCAACTCCGCCTTCATCTATTGCACACTGGCTTCTTGGCACCTTGTTTTCTTTGAGTACCTTGTCTAGTTCCTCATCTGTGATATTGTTTAACATGATCACCTTTTCTAAAAATAAACCATCCCAAATCCCAATCACAGTCTTATCTCTTCCGAATCCTGCAACATCCACAATCGCATATCTTTTTCCTCGTTTGGCATCATTTGTAAATAAATCGATTATTTTATCATACTCAAATAACCTTGTTGGATCATCATCATACTCAAAGTTTCCATATAACAGTCTTTCTTTTGAAACTCTGTCTAGTTTCTTTAAATTCTCAATGTAAAATTTTGAAATAAAAGGATTATCTACAACTAGCGCAGGAATAAATGCTCGATACTTTTTGATTGTTTTATCCTTACTTGGTTTGTAAAATTCAAAATATAAAAAGTTTTTAGCAGGATTGCTCGCAATTAAAAGTTTTGGAATAAGCCCAAACTCATCTAACTTATATCTCAATCTACTCATCACTATGTTTTTTGCCTTTTGTGTGATCTGACTGGCCTCATCAATAAATGCTCCTGTGAATTCTGTTGATCCAAGACTATCAAACTCTGGATCGCTTGGATATAAAAATAAATCTTTCAAATAAATCACTGATCCATTGTAAAATTTAATGGTCCCTTCCATCGAGTTATATTTGTAATCTTGTCCTGGTTTAAGTCCGAATCCCTTACACACCTGGAAAAATGTCAATAAAGTTGATTCTTTTAAACTTTTTAAAATTGCTCTACCCATTAGCCATCTGCTTCCTTCATACTTCAAACAGCATAAAATTAGCCAAACACATCCAAGATATGACTTTCCGCCCCCTGCTAGGCCCCACCACCATAAAAGATTTCTGTATGCTCTCGATCATTCAATATCTGAAGAGCTTGTTCCTGTCTTTTAGAGGGGGTCCAATGTATTGTTTCCATTGTTGGGTATCACCTCCTATATCCCTCTTTTTTATGTCTCTTCCTGTGACATTTATCACATAAGGTAATACCATTAGCTATTTCCCACAATTCATCACAGAAGATTCCATCCTCATATGATTTAATATTATTTTTTCTGAATATTGTCTCAAAATGAATTTTATGATGAACCACCAATCTTCCCTTCTTACTACACTTTTGGCAAGTATAATTATCTCTTTTAAAACAACTCTCTCTCCAAGAAATCATCTTAAAACAATCTCTTAATAATAATTTTATTTCTCTTTCTGGATTATACTTTCCCTTGTTCCATGGAATTTTCCCTTTTTCTATTAATCCTCCAAATCCTTTTTTATAATGTTTTTTATATTCTTTTCCTTTCAATCCCTTATTCCATGTTGGTTTCTTTCCAAATTCTGTGTCTGGAGATTTTCTTTCTCCTTTTTTAAATTCTGTTTTTTTACTCCTATGCTCTCCTGTTTTGAAACTCCCCTTATTTGTTTGACCTTTTTTTAATCCCATATTTTAACAATCTCATTCTTATTTAAAAAATAACCTATTTCTGTATGAATATCATCATGAAGTATCTGTAGGGCTTGTTCCTGTCTTTGACTTGGTGTCCAGTTTATTATTTTCATCATCAGCCTTATTTATGATTATTGTCTTTCTCAAGTCTTTTATATCCATTTCACTCTTTTCAAAATAACCACGATCTTTATTCTTTGTTTTGTTAAAAAAGATTGTTGCAGCTTGATTTCCTTCCTTAATCAATTTTAGAAGGGCATTCTCTCCAAAATCCTTTAAGACAAAGGCAGCATCTACTATCCACTGTTTATAGTTTGGATCCTCTCTCATCCACTTATAATGTGTTTCCCTACTAATTCCCACTTGTTTACACGCAGTCGTAACAATCCCCATCTGGCTTGACATTGATTCAACCATCATTTTCTTCTTTCCCCTCAAGGGCTTCTTTTTGTCAGATATGTCATCCATTAAAACCACACTCCTTTTAGATAATCTTTAAATAAATATTCACTAACCTTGCAATTCACTGCATTTCCTAAGGCAAAATATCTGTTATTTGGGCTTTCTCCCTCTGTCCATCCCTCTGGGAAACCTTGGAGTCTTTCGCATTCGAGTGGTGTTAAATATCTAAAATCATCAACCTCTTCCTCATACACTAGCTTCTCTCCGCATCCTTCTTGTGTTGTTAAAGTGCCGACTCTATCATATCCACCTATCAATTCGAAGTTAAACTGCAACTTTTGAGCAATTTTGTCCATATTCTTGTCTGTTTTCTTAATGAACTTGTACTTGACTCCTTTTTCCCTTATGTCTCTGAATCTCTTTGAATCATCTTTAATCTCTGGAGTCTTGCTCTTGAAATCCTTTTTGCATCCTAGAAAGATCACTCTTTCTCTGTTTTGGGCATTCCCATAATATAAAGAATTTAATAAAACTATTCTCACGTAATATCCCAGGTGACTCAGTAATTTAACCACACTCTTGATTGTTCTCCCTTTGTCGTGACTTATGATTCCTTTGACATTTTCCAGGACTACATAATTTGGTTTCTTTTCCTTTAAAATATCATAAATGTAAAAAATCATTTTTCCTTTCTTGTCTTTGAATCCTTTCCTTAGTCCGGCCATGCTGAATGTCTGACATGGAAATCCTCCCACTAGCATATCAAAGTCTGGCAACTTCTTTGGATCAATGTCTGTAATATCTCCATGATTTTGCACATTTCCCATTTTCCTTTGATAAATGTTAACTGAACTTTGTTTAATTTCTGAAATCCCTACACACTCTTGGTCCCTTAGTCCGTAGTCTAGGCCTCCAATTCCACTGAATAAACTGAAATACTTCATTTAATCATTCCTAGAAGTTTGCCTGTGTCTAGAGTTCCGCCCTTTTCAAAGAAACCTTTTATTTTTTTGTACTCTTCGATTGTTTTGCAGTTAAATTGGGCCCTTTCTTTTAATCTTGGTGCTTCTGGGGGCAATAACATGATCACTTTGTGTCTGTCATCAAATAAATTCTCATTTTCTACTTCATTCAATTTTAACTCACTGTCTACATCTTCATTTGAGAATCCTGTCAGTTCCACATCAAATCCAAACTCTTTAAGCAATTTGAACTCTTCATTTAATAATCCTTGATCCCACACTGCATACTCCTGAGACTTATTATCCATTATTCTAAACGCCTTGATTTGTTGTTCTGTTAGATCCTTCGCATAAATTGCCGGCACAGTTTTCATTCCAAGCTTTTCGGCAGCCCTTACTCTTGTGTGTCCTGCTGCAATTACTCCATCCTTATCTAGAATCACTGGGTTTCTGAATCCAAACTCTTTAATGCTCTTCATCACGATTTCAACTGCATCATCATTCTTTCTTGGGTTCTTTTCATAAGGTTTGATTTCATCCACTTTGATATACTCAATTTTTATTTTATTTGTCATTTGACCCCTGCATTGCATTCATAGTTTTAAATTTAAGAAAATTAGAATTTACATCAAGGTTTATTATTCTTTCTTTGCTTTCTTCAATTTGCATTTGCAATAATTTTTTTTGGTCTTCTGTTATGTACCAATAGCCCCATGTTGCTAATGAAAATAATAAAATAAAATAAATTCCTGCCTTTCCCCAAAATCCTAAACTTGCATTTATTAAAAAATAAATACTTGCAATAATTATCATTGCGTTTGCTAGGTTTCTAGGTTCTGACATTTTAAAGTTTTAGTCTTGATCCAACTGCTTCTTTGATATCTTTTTCGTCTTTCTCAAGCATCTTTAGATCTTTTTTACTATTCTCAAGTTGCTCTTTTTCTTTCTTTTTTGATTCCTCTGTAGCATTCTCTTGATGATCTATCAATTGCAATGTTATCAAATCTGCTTTCAACTTTTCAAGTTCAGGATTCATCTTTGGTGTTTCTCCCAAAACTTCTTCTAACTTTTTAATATGCTCTTTTAATACTTTTTTCTTATTTTTCAAATCTTTTAAAGTATTTTTAATTCCTTTCTCGTGAATTGTTGCTTCAGTTGAAATCACTAAGTCTCCAAGCTCGTTTACTTTTTCTTCTCTTGATTTGTGAATTAAAACTTTTTTCCTTTCATCAAAAGTTGTAGTAGTTGTGATTTTTTCTTTTGTTTCCATTTTTTACCTCCTTGGTTTAATTGTTTTTTTCCGATCAAATTAAATTAATTTGATGGAACTACTCTATCCTTAATTTTTTTAAATTGCTTTATTGCAAAATTGTTGAAAGTTCTTAATATCTCAACAAATTCTATCCCCTCTTTTGTTAGAGAGATCTCTATTTCTCTGCCTTTTGTCACTTTTGTTATTAATCCCTCTCTTACAAGTTGGCTCGTAACAGTTGACAAATGACTCACAGTTCCATGCTTCTTACTTAATTCTCTAAGATTCTTTTTGTCAATATCAAAAAGAAGTTTAAAGTATCTTTGGTTTGCGAAAAATCTAAACATTTTTTCCTCCTTTTTTCTTTAATTGTATTCTTCCATCCTTGTCAATAATTACTGGCAACATTTCCAAAGCAATGTTCAAAGAATTATAATCTACTGCGATTTGTTTTACAATCTCGGATTTAAAAACTGGTTCTAGTTGTTCTTTCAAAAAGTTTTCAACCTTTTTTAATG